ATCTTGAGCCGTCCATTTTGCCCAAACATCTTCCCCCGCCAACGTTTTTAAATATTCTCCGGTACGCTGCAACATTTCACGACCTGTTACTTTAACAATATCGGGTAACAACCCATTCCCAGAAGTTGGTAATAGAATTGACTGTTGGGCATTCTTCCAACCTGCATAGACACTACTATCCAACTGAACACCCCTGTTTCTACCTGTGAAAATGTTCATTAACGTCTGACGGATACCCTCGCTAAAATCACCAAGTATCATTGGGCGTTCTTCAACGGCTGCGTCATATTGTAACTGTTCAGCCCTGTAAGTCTTACCGCTACCGATAACACCTACTATTCCATATATCTTTCCTTTATGGCTCATACTGTTCCATGAATTTCTTTATACTCTTAAAATCTTTAAAATCGTTGGAAATACGGCACAACGCAACCTCACAATTATTTAGGCACATCTTTATCTTCTTACAGGCATTTCCCAACGCTATTTCGTTTTTGCAAAATATCCATAAGTCCAAATAATCACACATCTTAAACAATCGGTGCTGTAAGTCGGTCATTCCCTTCTTTAAGGCATCATCACTGTACGGCTGAAGTACTATATCGGTGCTACAAATTTCACGTTCTATGAGCTCCCATGCGGCTTTGGTGGCGGGGCTGAAATTCTTCACACAACTATTGAGGTCGCCCGTTACACTCTCAACGTAATCATGAAGCAACACTTTGTCAAAAACATTAATATCGTAGGCAACGTCTTCTTCTGATGCAAACCACCTAAACAACATTCCCACGACCATCCCATGCTCAAGCAAATTGTAGCCACGGTGATGAGGCGTATTGGGCAACCTTTGTATCTCCTTCATCCCTAGCAGGATGTCAATCTTTCTAAAATTCATACGAAATCTATTTTTAATTTATTTCTCTTACAAGTGTGCAAACAACTCATTCAGTAGCGGGTTATTAAACTCCACCACTTCTTTGAACCAATAACAATAAATAACACGTGCCCAATCCTGGAACAACGGGTCTTTTTGCTTCTTTATATATTGTGAAGCCTTGTTCTTATCCAGGAAGTTAGACCGCACGGCTTCTTCAAATTCTGACAGCCCCTTTATCAGCGTATCAAACTCTTCCAAAGAATGGTACGTCGGCTCGTAACGGTACTCAATCCCACTACTAAAGTAGTCTTGGTAATGTTTAGCGATTTCCTGCACCATAGGCAAAAAGTCTTCGTACACGTGCAAGTTATCAGCTTTGTGGTAATACTTGCCAACAGGAACACCCACAATTGCAGCCACATATTCCTGCATCAACGTGAAGTTAAAAATGTTAACGGCACTGAAGCCCCAAATAACATCGTTACTCCGCATATCCACATAACAGTTCATCTTTCCATCTACTATCATAAAATGGATAGAACGGGTGCAGGGGGTATCTTTGGTTTTAATGAGCGGAGAAGCGTCTTTGCCTGCAATACCATTAAAGTCATCACTTACAGGGTCAGCAATGCTGATTACTGCCTCACGAGTGTCTATGTCCTCTTTAAACTTCTCAATTACGAACCGTAATTGGTCGGTCGCATTTTGGTACTTACTAGGAGCTTTCAATTGTCCTAGACCGTTCTTTTTTACCCCGTTACGGTATTGGCGTAATAACATCCCCTGTCCTGTTGTCATCGCTGCCTCGTTATCGCCATAACGCCTTAACCTCGGACCATACCCCGCACGCATATAATCACCGTCATCAGAAAAATTCAACAAGTTCTTAACGTATGCGGATGGCATTGCCAAACTGTTATCGCCACGAGCCAACCAAAGGCTCTCAATCCACCCCAATGTCTTGTTCCATTTGCGTTCTGGCACACGTACATAACGGTCTGTCGGGTTGGTAATACATACCATAACCGCTCCAGGAAATTCTGTGCAGTTAAATCCTCTACGGACAGTTGGTTTGCCATGCTCCAATAACTGTTGGCAAACAGCAATCAAAGCGGCACTTAAATTTTCACATTCTAAATACATAATTATTCAATTAAGTTAGACAATAATTTCACCCACTTCAGGCATCTTTGCATTCCATTTGGGTGGAAATACAAAATCTATCTTTTGCGGTGATTGTTCGTAAGTATGTTTTATACGCTCCTGTTTACCCTCTTTAAAAGTATGTCCCAATCCCTTTGCGAACTTACTTGTTTCACACAACGTATTTTGATAATTCGTTAATGTTGGCACGGGTTCCCACGGCAACGGTTTCCATTCCATTCCAAGTTCATCACATAGCTGCGTAACATTTTCCAAGAAATGCTCTTGTAACCACTTAATCGCACCTACATAATCATACTTTTTCCCAGTCGCTCCTTCCATTATCCAACTCAATCCTTTTAGACTTCCAGGACCCGTAATAACGAAATCATTTTCCGTGAAATTAAATAGAGGGGAATAATTCAGGTCAATGCAATACTGTTGTGCAGTAAAATCACCGTAAATCTTCATCTTCCTAAACAACCAAAACAACTCCTCAAAACTTTGTGCCTCTAAAAAGTCGTATAAATGCCCATTTTGGAAAATTTCATCGTCAAAGATAGTGAAGTGAGCACGGTGTTTAGACATTCCCTTTATGTGGGCGTATT